TGAGATGCTTGACTCGCTAAGCAAGATAATTTACCTAAAGTTATAACAATTTATGACGTAACAGATGCTAAGTTAGCTAATATGCAATTTAAACAACAAATTAAACAACTTTTGAAAGGAGAATAGTTATGGTTCATCTATATTATTGAAATGGCAAACAAAATGCTGGTGATTATTTTTCATACTGGTTAATAAAGAAGCTATATAAAAATGTTGACTATAGCGAAAATCCAAACTTAGTTGCTACAGGTTCTATTTTAGGGCATAAAAACTTATCAAATAATACAATTGTTTGAGGTAGTGGCTGGCATAACTCTAAGTGGTCAAAGACATGTCCTATTACAAATAAAGAAAATTTTAAAGCTGTCCGTGGAAAGCTAACTGCAGACTTTCTTCAGCTAGGTGAAAGTGTAGCTCTTGGCGACCCAGGCTTACTTGCATCAAAATATTTTAATAGCTCCAACATTAAGAAAAAAAGAAAAATTTTAATAGTTTGTCATTGGCAAGATTATGATAGTCTATATGCAAAATATCATAATAAGTATAGTATTCTTAATATGGGAACTACTAATGTTGAAGAAGTGCTTACAACTATTTGTGAATCAGAGCTAGTATTATCATCATCTTTACATGGTATTATTTTTGCGCATAGCTTTGGAATACCAGCTGTTCATATTGAGCACAATGATATAGGCTCGATAGATAACTTTAAATTTAAAGATTATTATTCTGTATTAGACACAGAGTACGTAAAATATAGTGCTGATAATGAAGCGGCATTTTTAGATATCTATAATAATAGGCATAACTATGTACCAAGTGCTGCTTGTATAGAAAGAATTCAAGCAAATTTACTAAAAGCATTACCTGCCGAAGAATCTTTGCCAGAAGAATCCGTCTGTATATGTGCAATTGCTAAAAATGAAAATCATTATATTAGAGAATGAGTCGAGCACCATAAAGCACTAGGTTTTAATAAAATCTTCTTATATGACAATAATGATATAGATGGTGAAACATTTGACCAAGTAATTAATGATTATATAAAGTCTGGGTTTGTTGAAATTATAAATATTAGAGGCCTTAGCAATCAGCAAATAAAATGTTATAATGACTTTTATCATTCAAAAGAAGCTTTACAGTATAAATGAGTTGCTTATTTTGACATAGATGAATTCTTATTCTTAGATAGCTATAACACTGTTCAAGCATGATTGCATGCAGATAAATATACTAGATTTGATGCGATTGCAGTAAACTGAAAATATTTTGATGATAATAACCTTGTAGAAGTTAAAGATAATAACTATTCTATAAAACGCTTTACCCACGAGTTTCAAGAAATTGACTGAGCTTGAGCACAGCATAGATTTAGTAAACGTTTTATAAGAACTGGCTTAGAACTTGTTGTTAATTCTAGTCATGGACCAATTGCCAAAGCTCAAATGAATGAGTATGATACCGTTATAAAAAATAAGCTTAAAGTATGCAATATTGCAGGGGAACCACTTGTGTCTAATACACTGGCATTTTCATCTTGAACACATAAAGGTGGTTATTTAGCACATTATAGATTTAAAACTATTGAAGAGTATGTAACCTGTAAAATGAAACGTGGCTATCCAACACTATATAAAAATAGTGGAAAAGACATGAATTTTGCGGACTTTTTTAAGCTAAATACAATAACAGATGAGAAGCTTTTAAAAATAGCAGATGTTACTGGTTTACCACTCAATGCTATAAAAGAAAGCTGCGGTATTGTAGAAAAAATTGCTGCTGCTCCTGTAAAGCTTGCAGAAGCTAAAAAAGAAAAAAATATAGATAAACCTAAAAAAGCAGATGGCATTAATGGCTACTACTTATATTTTTAATGGTGGTATATAATATATGAAAAAAGTATTTGGAATACCAAGCTGATTTCCTGATAAAGAACCGGACAGAAGCAAACGACAAGAAAGACTTAATAGATTATTTAAACAGCTTAGCGAACTTTGGCCAGACATTGATATTTTAGTTATTGCCCAAAATTGACAAGATTTTAAGCCAATTAAGACAAAAAACAAACAGATAATAAAAACTTATGAGCCTCTTGGCATTTTAAAAGCTAGAAAAATACTTAGAGAAGAGTTTCTAAATTTAGGATATGATTATATTATAATGCTAGATGATGACTGTATTATTCAATGTGATACACCAAATGCTAAGTCAGACTTTATGGAAGCTGTAGATAATAATCCACAAGGTTTTTGTTTTATTCATGGTAATAATAGTAGATATCACCCATACATTGGTGCGCAGTTAAATCTTTGTGCTATTAGTAGATTTATTTATGAGCAAGAACCTATGGTTGATATTGACCCACAAAAAAATGAAGGTTATGAGGACAGTATATTTGCCTGTTTACTACATCATAAATGGGGTAAGTATGAATTCGACCCACCAGAAACAATAAGACCAATTCAGTTTCAAAATAAAAATGAAAAAGTACCATCAACTTGAGCTGAGGGTTCTCATCCGTTTTATTTAATTGCCAAAAATACAGATAGAATACAAGATTATATTGTAGAAAATCAAGACTTTCCGCCAGATTATAAGTCACTAATAGAAAAAGAATATAAAGAACCAGAATATAAAGCTGACGGCAGAAAAGGCTGCTATTTATATTTTTAAGTGCTTTAAACTAGCTTTTAATCTAAAATTTAGTAAATTAACTGCCATATTTAGCTAATACTATAGCAGTTAATATTTTTATTTATCATTTATTTGCTAAATTAATTGATAAGTTGACCAGAAGGAGGCATTAAAGTAAATGACTTTACAAGATGTTATTGAAGAAGTTAAATTAGAACTTACTGCTGGTGTTCTTGAGTTAGAAATTGAAGATGAGACTATAGCATTAGCTGTAAAAAAAGCATTACGTGAATTACAACGCTATTGGGATGAACCTTCATTTATAACTGTTCCATATCAATCTTGTATTGACTTAAAAGCATTAAAGCTTGATTACTGTTCAATTGTTAAAGTATATAGATTAACAGGTGCTGGTAACTCGGAAGATGCAACCAATGCCTTAACAATGGACCCTCTATATGCTCAACAATGAATGATATTCAGTAATGCAGGCACAATGTATAATGTTCAAGATTATGTGCTAAATTATGCTGCTTGAAATACATTAATGCAAATAAGAAATACAATGTCAACTGATATGGCATTTAGAGAAGACAGGCACAATCAAAAATTGTATATAAATGATAATATGTCCTCACCTGGGGCTATATCTATTGAGTTTATTCCAAAACTTAAAAAAGTTGAAGATATACAAAGTGACTATTGACAAGATATATTAGTAAGAATGAGCTTAAATTTTACTAAAATTATGCTTGGTAGAGTTAGAACAAGATTCACACAATCTAATGCTTTATGAGTGCAAGATGGTGAAAAGCTCCTCGAAGAGGGTAATACAGACCTTAAAGAGTTAAGAGAAACATTAAGAACTAACTCAAATCTTGTTTATGGTATAGATTAAAAATATAAATGAAGATTTAGAAAAACCTATAATAAGGAGATTATAAAACTATGGAAAAAGAATTAGTTAAACAATTCGATCTTGAAGCTGCTTTTAAAGCACTTGATGATGTAGAAATTCCTGAAGTAAAAGGAATTATTGCTAATAGGCCTGATTTAAAAGAAAGATTTGCTAAAAAGTCAGCTGATAGTATTTTAGTTGAAGACTATTATAATATTGGTAATAATGAGGCATTAGAAGAAGCTGCAGATGACCGTAATGCTGAGATTGCAAAAGCTAAGCTTGCTAAGATTGAAAAAATTGTTGACTTAGATGCTGACACACCAGAAGACTTACAACCATCATATGTAGGTAAATTAATTGTGCAATGCCCACAATGCATGACACTTTTTTATAAAAATGCAGAAGATATTGAAAAGTCTGAAGAAAACCCAGATGTTGTTAATGTTAATGAAGTCTGCCAACACTGCGGAAATACCTCTGGTTATACATTAATTGGTAAAGTTGATACTGTTTCTGAAGAAGAAGCTCAAGAATATGAAGAAGCTGATGAAGAAACTAAAGAAGAGAATGAACTTGACCTTAACTTTGAAGAACCAACTGAAGAAGTTGATGCTGAAGGAACAGGCGATGGAGCTGAAGAAATGTCTGATGAAGATGATAAGCTAAATCTTGACCTAGATATAAAAGAAACTGGTACTCAAGCTAATGAGAGTCTTCAAGAACAAGAAGAAGCTGAAGAAATTCCTGCTGAAGAAGAAGCTCCAGTAGAAGAGCCAGTTGATGAACCAGCTGTTCCTGAAAATTCAGAAGAAATAAGCTTTACAACTGAAGAAGTAAAAGAAGTCGCTACTGATGTTGCTCAAGCCTTATCTACACCAGTTGAAGATGAAGAAGAAGCTGAAAAACAAGCTGAAGAAATTGCTGAAGTAGTTGATGAAAAAGTTGATGCAGCAATTGAAGAAAAAATAGAAGCTGATGCTGATATAGAGATTGTCGAGACTGAAAAATCTGAAGAAGAGAAAGTAGAAGAAGATGCAGAAAATTTAAATGAAGCACTTGACAAAAATTTAGATAAAAAATTAGAAGCACATAATGAATATATTGATTATCTAAAAAAGATGATTGAGCAAGAAGAAGAAGCTTTAAAGAAAACTGAAAATGAAGAAGTTAAAGCTGCAATTCAAAGACGTTTAGATGCTTTTAAAGAAGATTTAGAAGCTGCCTTACCAAATGCTGTTAAAGATGAATTACAAATAGAAGACCTTCCTACCCCTGAGGAAGCTGAAATGCCTGAAGAACCTGAAGATATAAAAGAGGAAAAAGAGGAAGTAAAAGAGGAAGAAAAAACTTATAAAGTAGTTCGTGGTGATGATGAGTCTAAAGTTGAATTTGAAGGCACAAAAGAAGAATGTGAAGAAGTAATTGAAAACAACAAAGATAATGAAAAAGTTCAAGAACATGATGGCTTACAAATTATGGAAGAACAACTTATCAATGAAGATTCTCCTGCAGAACGTGCTGAAAAGTTAGATAAATTTGAAGCTTCTTTACCTGAAGATTTAGACTTAGATGAAGCAAATAAAAATGAAGTAGTTAAAGCTTTAAAAGATTATGCGGATAATCTTACAGAAGAAAAAGAGTTAGCTGAAGGCACTTATGATGTATCTGATGCCGAATTTTCTAAAATGCTTAAAAGTGCAGTCTTTAATGAAGATTTACCAACTGATGCGCAAGTAGCAAAATTATGTGATGCTATTGAGCATGCTGGAGAAAATGGTGAAGAAGTTAAAAATATAGAAGAAATTAATAATGAGCTTGAAGCAGAAAAAGATGAAAAACCAGAAGAACCTGTAGAGGTAGAAGAACAAGAAATCGATTTAGAGCAAGCTGTTGAAAGCTTTAATGAAGGCACATTCAATAACAAAGTAAATGCATTTTTAACAGAAGTATACTCTAATGTTAAAGATTTTGAAACAACTGATTGCAAACTTAACGGTAATAAATTAGTTGTTGAAGGTAATATTAATTTTAATAGTGGAAATCAAAAACATACCATATTTGAGTTCACACCAAGTGGCAATAATGGTAAATTAGTATTTGAAGGCTACAATAAAGATTTTTCTACAGATAGGTCATTTAAACTCAATACACAAATTAATGAAGAAAAAGAATTAGTAACTGAAAGCCTTGAATATAAATTTAAAATTAATACAACCTTAGTTGAAGGCTTAAAATAAAGTAGCTAAATAGACTAATATGGGCTGGTTATAATTAATATGGCCAGTCCAATCTTTTTAAAAGGAGCATAGTATGTCAGATAATCCAAATAATTATGGTTTATTATTAAATAAAGACATTAAGCTGCATAGGATGTATTTTCAACAAATGACCAAGCTTATTGGCATTAATGTCATATATAAAGCTCCATTACCTGGAAAAACATTTGATACACATGGAGACTTAGATAGTGGCTATTATCAACCAATAGTAGTTGGCTGTATTTTTAATGATCATCCAGACCAAAAAACATTAAAGAAAATGGGATGGGTTGCAGAGCTACAAGAAAATTCTTCAATTATTCATGTACCTTATGACTTACCACATTTAGAAGTTGGCGGTTTATTTGTTATTCCAAGTGGGTTAGATAATGCTGAAGGCAGAGTATTCCGTGTTATTTCTATGCAAAATATTATGGTTTATCCAGCATCTATTGCTTGTGAAATTGCACCAGAATATGAAGATACTATAGAACCTGCTTTAACACAAGATTTCAGTATGACTAATTTTAATATGCTAGTAGATAATGAGGAGGATGACTAATGAAATATATATTAAAAGAATATCCTAAATTTATATTAGCAGAAAAATTTATCTTAAATGAGGCTAGATACTCTAAAAATGAAATGCAAGGTATTAAAGCAGTGTATAATGCAGTGCTTCAAGACTTTATTAAAGTATCTGATGAAACTAAAGAAAAAATAAACAATTTAGTTAATAATGCATCTGCTACAGCTGATAATGATATTCTAGACTTGCTTAAGCTAGCAGATACTATTACAAGTGGTAATGTTACCTCTACAACGGATATAAAAGCAAAAGCAAAACAATATTGTACAGACTTGGATAAAAAGCTTAAAAGCACCCCAGGTTATAATGAATCAAAGCATCCAGCTATTGCAAAAGCAATAAACAGTTTAAATAAATTTGCAAATGAACCTAATAAAACTGCTATAAAAGATGAAGCTGATGAAGCTCGTATTATTCATCTTGTAAAAGAAACAGTCCCAATTATTAGAGACATTATGCCTCTTGCAACTAAAATTGTGGCAAATGATAAGCTTGTTAAAGAAAAATTAAAAACAATTACTGATAACTTAACAAAGCTTGTTCCAGCTAAAGAAGATATACCAGCTAAGATAAATAATAATAACATAAAAGTATTACTAGACATAGAAAATATTTTAGAAAATGTTAGTCAATCTCTAAGTAGTTTTAATGCTAAAGATGATATTAATGAGGAAGATATCAGTAGCCTTGAAACTGCGCTAACTAAAGCAATTAATAATAAAGAATCTGCTAAAAAAGCAGCTAGTGATGCCACAAAGCTTTCGGCAAATAAAAAAATAGATGCTATATATAAAGCCGATGATGAATTAGTACAATTGCTTAAAGATGCCCAAAATGACCCTGCTGCTTTTAGAGAAGCACTTAAAAGTATTCTTAATATGGCTTTTAATAATGATAGTCAATTAGTTAAAAAAGCATTAGAATTAAATAGTGATGGAGCTATTACAGAAGAAATATTATATTTAGGTGCAACGCCGGAAGTAAATCCATTTTTAGCATTTATAGCTAATAATAAAGCTTTAATATTAGATAGTGATATAAATTCTAAAAAGTATGCAGTATTACATAATAGATATATTCGAGAAAACAAAGACACTTTTACTGGAGAAGATTTACGTGGTATTGGTGCACTGAACAAGTGTGACTTAATCTTTAGCAAGTCTTTCTATGATGTAGATACAGATACTATGGACGAGTACTTAGATTGAAGAGCCTGAGTGCTTAAAAATAAAACTAGAAAGTTTGTAAATACAGCGTTAGCTGATAAATATAGCAATGACACTGCTAAATTTTTTAATGATTTATTCTATAAAGAAGGACAATTGTTTAGCAAGCAGTCGCTCCCAATTACATATTCATTAAATAGAGAACTTAAAAGTCTCACTCAAATTATGTATAATATTGACCAATGTTTTGGTGATGATGTAACTAAACCTAATAGTAAACAAGCTATTTCAGTAGATGATAAACTTATTAGTGGCTGAATTGATCAGCTTGGTCGTAATAAAGATAAAATTGCAAAACTTATTTTAGCTATTAAGCTAAAAGCTGCTACTAAAAAAGCCGCTGAAATTGCTAAAAATTTAATGAAAAATTATAGTGAATGCCAAAATGTAGCTATTAGTGATGAAGAGTCAGACCAATTTACAAATTTACTTAATAATATTGAAATAAAAGAACAAAATGTTAAAGATATTATAACTTCAGTTGCATCACTTGGAAAACTTACAAAGCTAAGTTAATATAGAGGCACTAATATGCTAGTTGTAATTAATAGTAGCAAGTATATGCCAGCTGGACTTATTAGCTTAAAGCTCAAAAAACTTGCTAAATATAGGATATATAATCGGGGGCTTTCTGGGGCTGATCATAAAGTAAATACTTATTGTAAAAATACTTATGGTCATTCGCTTAAAGAAACTTGCTTATACTTGATTAATAATTTAAAAGTACTACAAACACATGATGAGAACAAATATACTTGCATTTTTCCAGACAAATCTCTAGATAAAATAGCACATATTATTACATATGGTAATGGTGAGTTTTTAGGTAGTAAAATTTTACAAAAAGCATTAGAATTTTAGAAAGGGGTGATATAATGGCATTAAGATATTATGATGATGCAATCATAAAAAAACTTAAAAAATGATTGCCAGAAAATCAAAGCTTAAGAGTTTTAAAACCAGATGAGACTGCAAGACTATTTGAAATAATTGCAGATGACACTAATGATAAACCATTTAAGTTGCCTTTTATTGCACTTTCTAGAAATAATGATTTTGAGCTTCTATCAAATATTAAGCAAAATAGGTCTTTTGATGGCTTACGCTTGAATAATAATAAATATGACCCAGAAACTGGTGGCTATAAACTAGAAGATGGTAGTACATTATTATTTAATGTTATTCCAGTGCTACCACAATATCAGTTAGATATTTATACTAAAAAAGAAGAAGAAGCTGATGAGCTTTTAAGAAATATATTATTTAAATTAATAAATAATCCTGCAATT